AAGATGAAGTTGTATTTAATCCGGAAACTACAATTAAATCAGTATTTGTAAAATTATGAGGGTTTTCAGAAAATATTAAGAAAGTTCCTTGAGATGTGGTTGGATAAAATTCAACATTAGATATTGATGTAGTTGCAACACTGATCGAATTTACAGATTTTCCAGAAATTCTTTCTACCTCAGCAGAAGCGTTGTATCCTTCGGTACCTTCATTATCAAATACTAAATTATCTCCAATTTTATATCCAGAACCACCAGAAATTGTATTTATTTTTTCTATAGATCCTGGAGAAGCATATTTAATATCCGCAGTTTGATTCAAAAGATTTGGCAATTCCAAATATGAATAAGAAGAACCATTTCTAATTAAATTATATGGATTAGTATTTCTTGAAAAACTTGTTTGATTTAAATCAAAATCAATTTGATTTGATACTTTTTTAAAGTTAAATTCATTTGGTCTTGAATTAAAATTATCTCCAATTAAATATGGAAATATCGGTAATTTATATCCAGAAAAAGGTCCAGATGAATCTGCATCAGAATTATTAATTGTTGCAAAATATGCATATGTTCCATTTGGATACTCTGGAGTGACACAAAATCTTCCATTATTTTTGTCTAATACAATCTCATCAGAAACTTCAAGATAACTATAATCTTGAGTAAAAAATCCCTCAGGAAAGGCAGAAACTAAAGGTCTATTTTGTGTTAAATCAAATCCAGATTTGAGTATATATCCAGACTTCATTTGAGATACTGTTCCACCTTGTTTTGTAGAATATCCATATGGACCATAAATTGGATTTCCATCATATGCCCACCCTATGATTGGAGAGTGATCAGTTGATACTATCTCTTTATTTCCAAATTTTCTTAAATCTTTTCTTCCATATAAAATATTTCCATCAGAATCCAAAGAATAAACAATTTCTCTAAGTTTTCTTGGTGCATAAAGATAAGAATATTCTAGTTCAAAATTTTCATTAATTCCTTCAGATAAAACTCCATCATCATCAGAGACAATTGATAGATTTTTTTGAAAAAGATTAACATTCCAAGTTTGAATTTTTGCATTAAATTCTGCCAAAGATCCGGCAGCAATAACATCTATTGAGGTTGAGTCTGGCAAATATCCAATACCAGATTCAATTACCTTTACCTCTGTTAATTGTCCATTTTCAATAATTGGTGTAATTACAGCACCAAAACCACTTCCATTAATTATTAAGTTTGGTGGTGAATTATACCCACTTCCAGAAGAAATAACCAAAACTTCTATAATTTTTTGATCTGATATAATAGGAATAACTGCTGCACCAGAACCACTGCTTAAAGTGATTAATGGTTGTCTGTCATAATTTAATATTTCTGATGATCCATAATTGGAACCATTATTCTCTAAATGTGTTGAAGTAATTTCTCCTCTAAAAATTGGTTGAACAACCGCTTTAAAATTATCAGAACCAATTGAAGAAATGCCGACATTACCAATCACTTCAACAGAAATTTCTGGATAATTAAAAGTATGAGTTCCAACTCCAACCGAAGTCAAATTAACAAACTGTTTTGTATTATAATAAAAATCTTTTAATGCTGTTCCAATTCCAATTTCTGACAATTTGAAATTATTGTCATCAATTTTGGTTAGATAATACTCAGTGCTAGTAGTTAATCCACCAATTACAGATCCGCCAGTAGAATAATTTATATATTTTACAATTTCTCCCGATTCAAATTCATGATTTAAAATGTTAATTTGATTGATTGCTGTATTAATACCTGTTATTGAACTAAAAATTGTTTTTTTCTTATTTTCATATCCAGAACCAGAACTTTGTATATTAATTGATCCTAAAATAGATTTTTTATTATAAGATCTAAGTTGGTGATCTCCAATTCCATGAGAGATTAAATTGACAGTATTAATTCCAGATATTACATCACCCAAAGTATTATGCAGTTTAACTTCAGTTGGTGATTGTACAGAAACAAAGTATGCAGAATCTGTAGATATTCCACCAATTCCTTTTTGTCCGTTAGTATTATAAATTATTTGTTCAGTATTTCTAAATTTGTGATATGTACTAAATCCAATAGTATTGTTTGTTAGAGATACTTGTGCAGATTTTTCTTCGGAATTAAAAGTTGATTGATGATCAACTAATTTCATTGCTGCTTCAGCTACAGCACCTATACCATTTCCCCCCGTTATTTTAATAACAGGTGTTTCTGCATAATCAAATCCAGGATTAACAATTCTTATTTCTCTAAGAGACCCTTTTACCGCACATTGTGCAGTGGCACCAGAACCAACTGAATCATTAATTGATAAAACTGGAGGATTAATTAGATCATAATTAGATCCAGGAGAAGTAACTTCTATTTCATTTAGTTTTCCGTAATATACAATATCATTAGACTTGTAATTTAATACTTCAACACCATTAATTAAGATTCCTGTAAATCCAGGTTCTGTTGGATATTCCGCTCCATCATTGATGGGAGGAGAAATTTCTCTAAAAAGATTTTGTGACTTAAGAGTTTTTGATTTAAATTTATAATATTCAAGTTTATTTGAAGTTACTGTTACTGGACTATCAACAGAAATAAATTTTGAATTAAAAATGTCAGATTTACTTAGAGCAAACTTAATAGTGTTAGAATCTATTCTTTTTATAAAAAATACTCCTTCGTTAAACAACTTACTCAAAGTTGTTGAAGTTTCAATAATGTTTCCATCTGCATCAAATGATTCTGATATTATTTTTTCTGGTGTGTAATAAACTGCATCTCCAGTATAAAATCCATGATCTGTAGTAGAAGTAATTTTAAAAGTGTCAGAGTTAAATGTTCCAGAAAAAATTATTTGTTTTGATGAAACATTTAATTGTTGGTCATTATAATATGGAAGAGATGGTGATGCAACTATGGTTCTATCATCTTCTTCATATACATTTTGAACATTGGAATTAAAAATAGAAGTATTTGGAAATGTTGAGGAATTTGTTTTTAAAATATTTCTCTTTACCGTATAAGTATCATTAAGTAATAATTCCCCTTGACCTTTTATATTAAAAGATTTTTCTGAAGTAATATCAATTACTGTGGAGTTTTTTTCAACTCCAGCACTATTTGTTATTTTTAAACTATCTCCTATTTTAAAAATATTATTTAATTTTGTATTAATTTTATAAGTTTTATTGGTGTTATCAATCAAAGAAATTGATTGAACATCGTAAGAAGTTGAAATATTAAAAAACCAATTATTTGAAATTACATCTTCAGAGTCAACTCCCAGAGTTTTAATTTCAGAAGTATATCCTTTTTTAAGGTAATATGTGTCATTAATTAAATTAAAATCTTTTATAACTGAAGTAACTCTTACTTTAATAGTATTATTAAAATCTGTTGCATAGGTGCTAATACCAATATTTGCAGAATCTTCAATGATTCCCGTAATATTTGAACAGTTAAAAAATTGATTTACACTTTTTGATTCATATCTTATAGTGCCTTGTGTTTGATCATTATATGTAACGTATAATTCACCACTATTTGGAAATCCTACAGTTGAATCAACATCAAGAGTTGTAAAATCATTAGCAGAATTAGCGGATATTATAATATCTGCCCCCATTCCGTTATGATTTGAACAATTATATTTTATCGTTTCACTTGGAGCAGTTAAATTAATAGTTAAATTACGATAAGATCCTGCTTGTCCAGGAATTCCGTCACCAGATACCGAGTAATATAATGAAGAAAGAGAACCTCCAGATGATGTTTGAAATATAAAAGGGTGTCCATTATTGGAAGAATCTGATATGTCAAATCTATATGTATTTCCTTTTACTAAAGTTAATTTTTGTTGAGTTAATCCATCAATTACAAAAACATTGTTTGGTGGTGGTGTTCCTGGGTTTTCTCTAACAGTTACTGTAAAGGATCTTAAATCATACTGACCAATTACTTTAGTTTGAGAATGAACTTTAAATTCTCCATATAATGCACCATCAACTCTTGAATCTTTGTTATATCCAGAATCAATACTGAGTTTATAGTATTCTTTTCCATTTTTAGAAACTATTTTTTCTACGTCTGTGATTGGTGCATATGCTTTTATAAACCCAGTATATTCATTTTGAATTAAAGTAGAATTTATTAAATTTTCTGGATTTCCTTCAATACTTTCTACAACCAAATCGGTTGTTACTTGATAATGAGCATCAGATGGTCTGAAAAGATATTCACTTGGTTTGATAATGCTTGCATCTTCTCCATAAAGAGATCTGAACAATATCTCAAAAGATTCATCTGTGCCTTTGCTTCTATAAAAATCTTTTGATTGTTTAATGAATAATGATTTGTTTAGATTTTTGTCTAAAGTTCTATTTTCAAATCCTGGAGTCAGTTGATATTTAATTTTGGATAAAAATTCTTTTAAAAATAAAGAACTTAAATTAATAATAGTGGATCCTGCAAAATGATCTGCAGAGTTTGATTTGGAAAATACTAATTGATCGGGATGGTTCTGAGTGTTATAAGAATCAATACCACTAAACCCTCTTATGCATCCAGTAAAAGAATTGAAGGTTTTTCCAGTATATGTAATTATTTCATTATTAATTTTTAGTAATCCATACTTTTCGGGAAATCCATCAGTTCCAGTGGGAGAACTTGATATTCCCACAAATATTACATCGTCAAAACTTGTAATATCATTGCTCAATATTACAGAATCAACTTGATGAGTCATTTCATCAACTTTAACATACTTATCAATATTCTGAATTAAATCAATAGGAGCTCCTTGAAACTCTTGAGCAAGATAATATTGTGAAAGAAATTCAGAAACTACTGGAAATTCCTCCCTAACATATGCAGGAAGTTGATTAAAAACTATATTGCTAAACTGAATTCTCTTTTCTGTCATTTGATTAGTTTGTTCTTATTAATATCCTGATGGTCCTGAAGGTGCTAATGGTGCTGATGGTGCTGATGGAGTAGAAACACCTGATGATCCTGATGGAGTAGAAACACCTGATGTTTCGAGTGAAAATGCTGTGGAAGGTCTACCATTTTGGGAAGAAACGCCACCAATATTACTTGTTGGACGAACTAAAAGACCATTTGCATAACTTGAAGATTGAATATAACTGGATGCAGATGGATCAAGACCTGAAGAAATACTATCAACAACCATTTCAAAAATGCTGCTACTAATATCTAGTTGCAAATACAAATCCTGCAATCCAATTACATCATTTGAATGTGGAGTTGTAGAAAGTTCAACAATTGCTTGTCCATCTTTTATTTTTCCTGCTTGAATATTTATTGGGTTTAGAGTTATTATACCTTTTTTATAATTCACATTGCCTATATTTCTTCTTACTATTGTTGGAGTGTTTGAATTTGATGAAGGAACTGCAAATAAGAATAATGATCCAGTTTCTCTATTTGTATTTGGAATATCAGAGATATAAACAACTTGAGATATATCAGATACACGTAAAGCAGAAGATTTGATATTATAACCATTCATACTATTAATATGAAACTCATTTCCAAAACCAATTTGATATTCAGTAAATGTATTTAATACAACTCTCAAATCTCTTCTCATTTGAATTGTTGTAATATTTGAAGTCACTGCCTCATGACTTTCGTCAATAGTTTTTAAGAATTTACTATACTTAAATCTCGCACCATACTTATTTAACTCAGTTGATTCTGCATATTTTGTTGTATTATTTTGTATTATACTTGATACATATTCAGCACTTGGTGCAAGATTAGTGTCATAATAAATTTTTGAATTTATTTCAAGATAAAGATATTTTAAATCTAAAATTTCAGGAACAATTCCTGCAACTGCATATTTCTTAAGATCACGTTTGATATTTTCTTTAATTAAGTTTGGTAAAAAATCACCAGATCTTGGTTTAATACTTATAAAGACTTTACCGTACTGTGGTGGAATTAAATCTTCTCCACCAAATACGGAAATAGATTCAGTTTCTGGATAAATTTTTGCGGGGATTAATGTTTCATAATCATTTGCAGTGACTGTTCTATTTTGAGAAGCGTATATTCTTGGAGCATATCTTTTGATAGATTCAACAGGTTCAATATTTTCTCCACCAGATGAAATTAATCCAGTAGTTAGCAAAGAAATTCCAGAAGTAATTACATATTCTGTAGAATTTCGATTATATGTAATTCTTCCTGCAAATGTAAACTGACTTATACCGTTTCCACTATCACCATTTGAGGTAATATATCCAACTTCAATAAAGTTTCCTTCTTCTAATTTTTTACCAAATATTCCATCACCAAAAATAAGTTCATATCTTTCATCTTCAATTTCTTGTAGAAAGAAAACTTTAGAATCTTGATTGATTTCAAAAAGACTGTCTTGACGATTATATTTTGTTGAGCTTGTAGATTGCTCATTGTTTCTTACTAGCACAGAAATTAAATCAGTATCAATACCACTGTTTGGTAAAATAAATCTTTGATTTAAATTTCTAGAACTGAAAGTAAAATTATTTACTAAACGATTTCCTTGATAAATCTTAAGATTATCAAATGTTGCTATGTTATTAAAGATGGGAACTGTTATATCTTCTAAAATACAAAACACATATGACTGATTACCAAAGTTGCCTGAGGTGCTTGCTACAGGTCCTTTACGGAGGGTTAGAGAGGATGGTGTAGGGGTTATGCTAGATGTATCAATAAAGAAGCTTACTGTTGCTTGTGCTGCTTTTCTTGAACGTGGAATGTATCCAATATTTCTTGCAAGTGCCACTACATTTTCTCTCAGAGTAGCACTATCAATGAAAACTTCATTTGCCACCATATTTGCATTATATGATGTGATATAGGTATTATATGCCAACACATCAAGAATTGATGATAGATTAGATCCTTCAAAATCATAATCCGTAAAATTGGAATTAGATTTTAAATAGTCTATAAGACTAGTTTTTATTTGGTTAAAATCTAGATTTGAAAAATTTACTAGTGGCATTTATCTTGTTGGTTGCAAAACGAACTCTAATTGCTGCGCTGGAATATCAGCACCAACAACCCTATAAACAATATTTACATTAAAACCATTATTATCATAATCAGGAATAGTTTGAACATCAATCAAACTCACTCTTGGTTCAAAGTTGTTAATTGAATTTTCAATTTCATCCTTAATAATTGATGCAGAAATCTGATCAATGTTTTCAAATAATGATCTACTTACTCTAGAACCAAAATTTTCATTAAAGAATTTTTCACCAGGAAGAGTAAATACAATATTTCGTAT